TGCATCAGGTTTGAGGCAGTGCTGGCCAAAGCCACCGGCACGCGGGCCGGTGGGGGTTGGGTTACGCGGCTTCGATCTCCACCGCAAACGGTGCAATGGCAAAGTCTTCCACGCCGCTGACGATGGTCACGCCTGCTATGCCGCGCACCGCATCGGGCTCATTGAGCATGGCTTCTTTGTTGATTTCTTCCTTGGTGCGCACAAAGCGGCCCAGGCCCATGCGTTGCAGGGTCTCGATCACTGTGTTGGCACCGCGCACGGCCACGCTGGGGGGGCGCTGGCGCCAGCTCACCTCGCCGGTGATGAGGTTAGCGGTTTTGCTGCTGCCCTCACACAGGGTGGCGCGGTTGGCTTCGCACCAGGTTTGAATGCCTTCTTGCAGGTTTTGCAGGCGCAGGGTTAACGCTTCCAGCGCGGGCTGGTGTTGTTTGGTGATGTTGGCAATGGCGTCGTTCATTTCAGCGCGTTGGCGCTCAAAGTCGCGCTGCACGTCGCCCAGGTTTTTGATGTAGGCGGCGCAGTCGGTTTTGTTTTGCGGTACCGCAACGGCGGCGGCGCGGGCTTTTACTTTGGTGGCCATGGTGGTTTGGTTCCTTTGGGTGGGGTTAAAAAAACAGGGTTCAGCAGCGCACGCCACGGGTGGCATACGCTGGTAGTCAAGGGCGCCGGGGCGCAGCACGCTGCAGGCTGGGGGCGCGTAGACCGGGGCGGTCATGGCGTTGTATTGCGGGGGCGGGGTTTTGGCGATGGCGGCTGGGTCCTCTGGGCGGGTGTAGTAACGGTCGGCAAGATGGCTGCCCACGCCGCCCCGGTGGCGGCCACGGATGTGGCCACGCTGCACCAGGTTGGACAGGATGTGGCTGAATTCTTTGCGGTGGCCTTCGGTGTCGTCTTCATGGCCAAAGATGCCAAAGAGTTCAAACCAGCTGCATCTGCCTGCCTTGTTGACGTAGTTGGTTATGGCTTGGCTGACGGTGGGCGCGGCGGCCAAGGTGTCGGCCAGGGTGGGTGTGGGGTTGGTTGTCATGGTGATCAGGGTTTAAAAGAGTTGGGGATGGGTTGGGCTGGCCATGCCGCTGGGGCGGTCTATGACCATCTCAACGCCGCGCCAGGTGAGCTGGTAGGCCAGCGCGAGCTGCTGCACGGCGCGGGTTTTGCTTAAGCCCTGGCCTTGCGGGGCACGGGCGGTGAGGCGGTCAAAGTCGCCGCGCAGGGCGGTGTTGCGGCGCTCGCGGCGCAGTTCTTCCAGCCGGGGCACGTTGAGCTCGCGCCCGGCGTAGGTTTTGCTCAGGGTCAGGGTGGCGCTCTCGCCCACAATGGCCACCAGAAATTTCCACGCATGGGCCCCGGCGGCGTTGTTGCACGGGCCGCGCGGCACCACCAGTTGCACGCCACGCAGTGCGTTAATGAGCTTGACACCTGCCTCTACCCCTAACAGGTGCAGCAGCTCTTGGCCGCTGGCCGGGATCAGGCTGGCGTAGTGGGTGGCGTCTGCCACGGTAATGGCAGTGTCAAGCGTGCTGTCTTGGCGCATGTTGAGGGTGGCGTTGTTGGGCATGGTGGTGTGTCTCTGGTGCGGCTGGGCGTTTACTTAGCGGGTGTGGGCGGCGCGGCTGGCGCGGGGCGTGGCGGTGGCGCGCCCATACAGGGTGCGGCTCAGGGCCCCCACCAGCTTGTGCAAGATGTGGGCATCGGCAAAATTGATGTGGCTGCACCAGCCGTTGCGCTGGCAGATGCTGTTGACGTATTTGTCAGCATCAGCCGGGCCAATTTGCAGCAGCAGGCTGTCCACCCTGGCGCGCAGGGCGGCATGGCCTTGCGCCACGTTGGCCGCTGGCTGGCGCGGGGCGCTGCCGGGTTTGACGGCACCTTGTTCGCTGAGGTAGTGGCTGATGGCGCCCAGCTCGGTGAGCGTCATGTCTTTGCAGCTGCTCTTGCCGGTGCGCGCTTGCAGCAGGGCGCGGTAGGTGGCGTCGTCCAGGCCGAGCTGGGTCACTTTGGTGTGAATGGCTTTGATGTATTTGCCGCGCCCGCTTGTGGCTGGCTTGGCCGCTTTGGCGGGGGTGGGTTTAGAGGATGACATAGATCACAGCCCCCAAAAAAGCCGCACACCCGACCACCAAGCCCAGCCATGCCCGCGCCAGCCAGCGGCGCTCGCGCAGGGCTTCGGTCCGGTGTCTGCGGTATGGGCCGTCCAGCACACCGGGGGCCAAGGTGGGTAGCGGTTTGGGTTGGCCCAGTTTGATCAGGGCGGGTAAATGGCATTCGCCCTGGCAGGTAGAGTGCGGGTTTTGGCAAATACCGAGCTGGTGGCAGCTGCGCCGGGGGTGGTTGCGCAGCTCAGCCAGGGGTTGGGTGGAGTTGATGGTGCTCATGCGGTTTGTCCTGGTTGGCGGGTGGTGAAGGTGTTGAGGCTGGCGGGGTGGCGAAAGTTGATCCAGTCCAGGTTGGCGTCAAACACGGCCAGCTTGTTGCTGGTGATGTCTTGGGGGTAGGCGCGGCGCAGGCGGCGGGCGCGCTTTTTGACCCACAGCACTTTTTTGAGGAAGGCATCGGCGTTCATGGTTTGGCCTTGTTGCTTTGGTTGGCGGGGTTATGCAGGCAGTCTTGGCAGGCGCGCCACAGGTCCAGGCGCTCGTAGCCGGTGTTGGCCACCTGGCCCCAGGTGATGGCGCTGTGGCGCTGGCATTCGCCCAGGGCAATGTCGGTTTTGAGGTGCGGGCAGTCAATGCGGCCATCACCAAACGCGGCCAGCACGGCTTGCTGAAACAGCACGCCCGCCGGTTGCTTGAGCAGGCCGTGCACCGCCTGGCTGACATACGAGCGGTGGTAGGTTTTGCCCACGCTGCTGATGCTCTCGGGCGGCTTGATGAGTTTCAAGGCCACGCCGGTGCAGCCGCGCGGGTCGTCTCTGACGGCTTGTTTGAGCAGGTGCAACCAGCGCTGGTCTGGCTGCGGCAGGGGCAGCGTGACGCTGTCGGTGGGGCGGGTCATGCTTGGCTCCCGTCTGGTTGTCCCGCTGGCATGGGTACCACGGCTTGGGCGTTGGGGTTCCACAGCACTTTTTGCGCCTGGCGCCACACCGGGGCGTACCAGCCCAGGTCTTGGCTTAAGCGCCAGATGACGGCACCGGGGCTGGTGAGTGCAACACCCGGCACACGCCGGGTCAGCCGGGTGATGATGCCGTGGCGCTCCAGGCAGGCCATGTATTTAAGAAGGTTGCTGGGGGCATCTTTTTCGCGGCCAGTGGCCACAATGTCCAGGATGTCGCCCAGCGTGAAATTGGGGTGCTGGGCGCTGAGCGCCCGCATGGTGCGCCAGGCTTTAACGCGAATGCCTTTGGCAATCACGCCCACCGGGCGGCCCTTGCGGCGTTTTTCAACGCCCACATAGGTCACTTCGGTGGCGCTGCTTTGCATGAGGTGTGCTGTCTGCATGAGGGCTTAGGCTCCTTTGCGGCTGGCTTGGCCGAGCACGTGGAACAATTCCACGCCTTTGAGGTCGGCCAGGGTCATGGGGGTGTGGCGGGTGGCTTCGGGGCGCAATTTGGCCGATATTTCAATGCGGGTGATGGCGTTGACCACCAGGCGCATGCAGGCGTCGGTTTTCTCGTAGATGTGTTTGACCAGCAGCGGGTCCATCGGCACTTCACCCAACTGGCTGCACACCAGGGCCACGTCTTCAAGCGTGCTTTTCTTGAAGTTGCATTCGTTGTTGATGCGGTCTTTGAGCTGCTTGAGGTTGGCGGCAAACAGGCGGCTGATGTCATGCGTCATGAACACCAGCACCAGCAGGGTGCTGCTTTTGTCGGTGATGCCGCGCAGTTTTTCCAGGCAGGCAGCGCGGTCGTGCAGGGTGAATCCGGCTTCGTCGACGATGATGCTGATATTGCCCTTGACGATCATCTCTTCCATGCGGCGCTCAAAGCCACGGGTGATCTCAATGCCCAGTTTCTCGGCAATTTCGATGATCATCTTGCGCGGTGTCCAGTCCACCTGCGCGGTGACCATCACCGCCCCTACTTCAGCGGCCCAGGCTTGCAGGGTGCGGGTTTTGCCCTCGCCGGGCCGGCCCGTCAGGGCCACCAGGCCGCTTTCACGCGCGCCGCGCAGCTGGGCCTCTTTGATCTTGGCGTCAAACAGCGCCGCGTTGCTGGTTTTTACAAATTCACGTTTCATACAATCACCTTTGTTTTCTCAGGACTTTTTCACGTTTGTCCCTGGTTACTGAACACGGTTGCCGGGCGCGTTCCAGGCGCTTGGCAACCACCTTTTCTCTCTCTCTTTCTCTCTCTTTCTCTCTCACTCACATCGCCGCTTGGCGTTGTTCTTCCAGCATCTGGGTCATCACCGCATCCATGCGCGCCAGCATGTCCAGGCGTTCGGTTTCTTCAGCCTCAAGGCGCGCTTTTTCGGCCAGCTCTTCAGGGGTGTCACCACTGCAACAGCGCAGGGCAAAGTCGCTGGTCTCTTCGGTTTGGGCTTTTTGCAGCGTTAAGGCTTCGCTCTGCTGGCGGTTTTGGGCCAGCGTGGTTAACGCTTTTTCACAGGCGGCCTGCGCGGCGTAGTCACCCAGGTCAAATACTTGGGCGCTGGCTACTTCAATGGCTTGCACCTCTACCGGGGCGCGGTTGGGGTCCATGCGGCCTCGGATGTCGTCAATCTGGTCTTCTTTGCGCTTGATTTGTGCGTTCATGCGTTTGGCCAGCGCAAATTCATACAGGCTTTGGCTGCGGTAGCCGGTGGCTGCCACAAACTTGGCTTTGCAGATCAGGCTGCCGCTGAGTTCTTTCACCCACACGTGCTCACCGTCCATCGGGTCGATGGCCACCATGACTTCAATCTTGGGCTTGCCCGGCACTTGGCTGTAAGCGCTCAGGGCTTCGTGGTGGTAGTACTGTTTGTTAAAGGCGTGCACCATTTCTCGGGTCACGGTGCGGCGCTCGTGCGGCATGAACAGCTCGGTGAGCGTGCATTCGTCCAGCGCCACAGGTATCCAGCCGCGTTGTATGGCGGCGTCAAGCGCCTCTTGCGGGGTTTGGTGGCGCAGTTTTCCGGTGCTCGGGCAGGTGATCTTGGGCAGCGCGCTGTGGGGTTCGTTGTTGCTTTTAACGCGCACGTCATCGAGCCACTTGACCATTTGGTCTTTGCTCTCAAACAAGATGCCTTTGCCCACGCGCAGGGCGGCTTCGCGGGCGACTTTGTGGGCAGCCACGTCGCCTGCGGCCTGGGCTTTGACCATGTGGGTGGTGAATTTTCTGACTTGTTTGAAGGCCAGGCTGTCCATGCGCTGGGGGTGCATGTAGGTGGCCAGCGCCCGGCTCTCGCGGTCAAGCCGGGTGTTGTAGTTCTCAGCTATGCCGTTGGCCTGGCTGTTGCCCACGGTCTCCGGGTGCACCACGGTCAGGCCGGCACGGGCGCTGATGCTGGCCACCGGGTCAAACTGCACTTTGGCGTTTTTGACGCTGCCGGTGCTGTCGGTTTGCCACACGGCGGGCACGCCGCCCACCCGGATGCACGCCTCCAGGCCTTTCATGATGACCTCGGCACTCTCACTCATGCCAATTGAGAACGGTGTGGTGTAGCGCGTGGCCACGTCATGAAAGTGCCACACCTCATAGCTCACATAGGCTCCGGTGATGGGGTGCGGGGCCAGAAAGTGGGTGTTCCAGCCGTCGGCATGCACTTCTACAAAGGGTTCCAGCCCGGCATTGGTGCGGTGTTGGTAGAACTTGTGGGCGCGCAGCGCGCTGCCCCGGTATTGGCCGTCTGCCAGGTCAAGCTGGCTAAATTTTGAGCCAAAGAAGCGCGTCAGCTGGTGAATGCTGGGAAACACCAGGTGCGCGGCCAGCGCGGCCAGTTGCTCAGGCGTGGCCAGGGCACCCAGGCGGGCTTTGCGGTCTTTGCGCACCCAGTCCAGGCTCCACTCGGGCCAGGCGGCTTGCAGCTGCTCATAGACTTGTTTGGTGGTGGGCTTTTGCGGGCGGCGTTTGAGCTCTATGGCCAGCAGCATCCAGGGCTGCGCGGTCATGTCGGGCTGGCGCTGGCCGGGGGCCAGGTTTTGACCGGCAGTTTGTTCGGCGGCGCGTTTGCACCAGCCTTGCAGGGTGCGCAAGGTGGGCAGGCCAGCGGCGTTGACGTGGGCGTTGCTTGCCTTTCGGCCCCGGCTGTCACGCGCCAGCAGCAGCATGGCTGCGCTGGTGTCGCCGTCCAGGCGGCGGGCGGTGGCAGTGGTCAGAAAGGTAAGCATGGCCGCGCGGGTGCTGCACCCGGCTTG